TTAAGAACATGGTACTATTGAGGCAAAACTGTGTATAGCTCACTAAATATTTACAATCAGCCCATAACACAAGCTGCCACAACAGTTGCTAGCCCTAATGCGGCCTATCAAAGAATGGCACAGTTTTGGGACTTGATTACAGACTTGAAGGAAGGTACATATAAGATCAGAAGCGAACACAGAAAATATTTACCACAGGAAGCTAGAGAGACTGACGATAGTTATGACGTAAGGCTTAGTAGGTCAACAGTAGTACCATATTTACAACGTATAGAAAAAATGCTTTCAGGTATGCTGGTTAGAAAGCCAGTAAGACTAGACGATGTATCAGACCTAGTAAGAGAGCAATTATTCGATGTAGATTTAGAGGGTAACGATCTCAATGTGTGGCTCTACCAAACAGCAAGGCAAGCTATTAGTTTTGGTCATGTTGGTGTTTTAGTAGATGCTCCAACAGCAGGGGATAAAACTAGGCCATATTGGGTTACTTATACACCAAAGGATATTTTAGGTTGGCGATCTGAGATCATAGAGGGTGAAAGGCAGTTGACCCAATTAAGACTAATGGAGCAAGTAGTAGAACCTGATGGAAAGTACGGAGATAAGATTATTAAGCAAATTAGAGTATTAGAAAGGGGTAGGTATGAAATCCACAGGAAAGATGACAAGAAAAATGAATATAAGTTGTTTGATGAAGGGGAAATGAGTCTTAAGGATAAGATTCCCTTTGCAGTTGCCTACTCTAATAGAGTTGGTTACTACGAAAGCCGCAGCCCACTTTATGACATAGCAGAACTAAACCTGAAACATTATCAGATACAATCTGATCTAGATAATATTTTACACATAAGTTCTGTACCATTACTTGCTGTCTTTGGTTATCCCAATGCTGATGAAATAACTACTGGACCCAGTGAGGCACTATCTCTACCACCAGAGTCGAGAATGGAATATATTAGCCCATCAGGAGACAGTTATGATAGTCAGTTTCAGAGATTAGCAGACATTAAAGACCAAATAAACACACTGTCATTAGCGGCTGTTCTAGGTCAGAAATTAGTAGGAGAATCAGCAGAGGCTAAACAAATAGATAGATCGCAGAATGATTCGACCATGATGGTAATAGCACAGCAAATGCAAGACCTGATAGATAATTGTTTGAGATTTCACAGCCAGTACTTGAATGAGGCTAATGCGGGTAGCTCCTTTGTTAATAGAGACTTTGTTTCAGCAAGATTACAGCCACAGGAGATAACCAGCCTACTAACCTTATTTACTGCTGGAACTATTACACAGGAAACATTATTAAATCAGTTATCCGCTGGAGAGGTCTTAGGAGATGACTTTGATGTAGAGGAAGAGATTGAAGGTACACAAAGCGGTAGTCTAACAGAATCAGAACCACCTGAAGAGCCAGACCCTGAGCCTGAAGATGAAGAAGAGGAGGCACCAGAGGAAGAATGATAAATGAGTATTCCAGAGGTATTCTTTAGGGAGACTATTGACCTTAATAGATACAGTAACGCTGTAGCTAATAAATTTGTAGAAAATTATATTCAAGTAATTTACGATGCTACAAAACAGTTAGTTGAACTAGACAAAAGGCAAAAGAAAGCAGGGGTTAATATAGCAGTAGCTCCACAAACAAGAAAAAGACTAAGAGCAATACTTGCACAATCTAAAGCAAGTATGGACAGATGGAATAAAGACGCAACAAGACAAATGATAAAAGAAATGGAGGGATTAGCAAAGATACAGACAGGGTTTATAGAAGGTGAACTACAAAAGGCTGTAAAGTCTGGCGGTATCCCAATAAATTCAGTTGCAGTAAACCAAAGGTACGCAACTTCTTTTGTTAAGACAGACCCTACAAAAATCAATATTTTTACAAGCAAACAGTTTACTGAAGATGATTTTATTAAATTTGGGTCTGGCAAATTTGAGTTAACTGCAAGGCAAGGTGCAATGATGACTTTGCCTAATGGCGAAACTGTACAAAAAGCTTTTAGAGGCATAGCTACTAGGAATCAGGCATTATTAGCTAGAACTATTAGAGCTGGTGTATTTAGTGGAGAATCAGTTAACAAGATTGCTAAAAGTTTGGCAGGTACATTAGAGTTTGACAAGGTAGCCACTACAAAACAAAAAATTGCATCGGGTGGTCAGGCTATTAAATTAGCAAGCCATCAAATAAAAACAGTTGTTAGAACCTCTGTTAATCAGGTACAGAATCAGGCTTCTCAATCTGTTTATGCGGCAAATAAAAAAGTAGCACCCAGATATGAATATGTTGCAACGCTAGATAGTAAGACTAGCAACGTATGTAAAAGGCTTGATGGCAGAAAGTTTCAGTATAATAAGGGACCTACGCCACCACAGCATTTCAACTGTAGGTCTACCACAGTTCCAGTTGTTGACTATGAAGGGTTAAGCAAGCGCGAAGGGTTTGAGGATTTAACAGAACCACCAGTAGGAAAGGTAGTTAGCAGACCTAGTGCTACTGGAAGAGTCCCACAAGGCACACAATATGGTGATTGGTTACTGCAACAAGATAAAAAACTACAAGTAAAGACTCTAGGCACAGAAAAAAAAGTAGATTTTTTTAAGAAATTAGCAAAAAAAGAAGGCTCGGGACACGCGGCCATAAGAAAAATGATTAGGAATGATGGTACAGAACTACCACTTGAAAAGTTACAAAAAATATATGCGAAGCCTAGCGTAGCTAAGAAAGTAGCCGCACCAGTAGCTAAAGCGGCCAAGATTAAGACATCACCGACTATGTCTACTGAAGGTGTTGATACTTGGCTAACTAAGAATAGATTTGGAGATATTCAGCAGTTTACAGAGGATAGCTTAGACGGAATGGAAACTCTGGGCGGCTTGACTGAAAAACATATTAAGAAGATGAGAGCATTTATGAAAAAAGGCAATATAGTAAATCAGTTCAATATGAAATATGAAAACACTGCAGATTTTACTAAGTTAAGGCAAAGATTTTTGAATGGTAAAAATTTAGAAGCTTTTGCAAAGTCTAATGAAACTGTAATTAAGAGATTCAGGGCTATTGATAAGATTCCTGAAAAAAATCTTATTTCAGAGGTTAAAGATTGGGTACGTAGATGGAATGGGTATGGACAACTAAAAATGGGTAGCCACGAAAAATTGTTTGAAAGAAATATTAAGTTAGCAAAACAAGGTGGAATGCTTGATAGAGATTTCCAGAGAAAGGTAGTTAATAGTTTATTTGGTAATGCAACTGGCAGTACGAATGGTTATACCATTATGAACTCTGGAATGGTGCATACCAGATTAAGAGACGGTGCTAAAAAAATTAGTTCAGCATCTGCAAAGAGAATCAAAAAAAGTGCCAAGGAAACATTAGAAAATAATTTTAAATTTAGCAAATTTAAAGGTACAAAATATGAAAGATACAGACAAGGGCTTAAGGAAGGTATTGAGGAGGTATGGTCTAACTCAGACCCAATGGACGCTAGCATAGATTGGTTCTCTACTTTTGTTCATGAAATGGGACACCAAGTACATTTCCAAGCTGGTATGCCAAAACTTGGCCAGCGATTTATGAGTTTAAAAGGCATGACCTATCCAACTCAATACAGTCGTAAAGATGTAGCAGAGCAATTTGCAGAATCTTTCACACAGTATATTTTTAATCCAGAAGGGTTGCAGAAGAATGCACCACGCTTGTATAAATGGGTAGATGAAACTTTTGAGGAGGCCATGAAAAACTTATGACACCATTTGAAGCTCTAGAACTATCAAGAAAATTTCCTAAAAACAGATCAGTAGTAAAGCGTATTTACGATGCATTGCAACAAACTAGGGGTGGTAATAGAAAAAAGTTTGAACAAATCATTGAAGGACTGTATGTAACCGCTATAGATGACGAGGACTTTGACATACTCAACAAATACTTTGGATAGTTATGCCATTAAGTAAAGGTAAATCTCAAAAAATTATCTCGGCTAACATTCGTAAGCTTATGAGAGAAGGCAAGACACTAAAGCAAGCTCAAGCCATTGCATTAACAACTGCTAAAAAACGTAAAAGGAAGTAATATAGTTACAGCTACTTTTATTGTTATGCCTTCACACTATGGGTCAATGAAACCAAAGGGTAAAAAGAAAAAGGTTAAGAAAGGAGGTAAAAAGTAATGGGATATATTTTTAAAGTTCAAGGGGCTGAGGACTCTAAACCTAAAGCTGAGAACTGTGAGGTTAAGCCAAAAACAAAGAAAAAAACTAAAAAGTGACTAAGAAACTAAGGCGAGTTCCAAAGGACAAAAAGACAGGATTACCTAAAAAGTATTTGTCTGGTGCCAAAAACAAATCAGCTAAAGCCGCTGAGATTAAGAGAACTGCCGAGGCTTACAGAAAAGGATTGTATATTGATATTCAAGCTGTATCTAAATCACGTACTAAACAAAATGTCTCCACAAGCAAAAAGAAGAAAACCACTAAGCGCAAGCGTAAAAGCTAACCTTAAAAAAAAGGCTGAAGGTACACGCTTTTTTTATGGGGAACTTGCGGCGGTCTATAGAAAAGGTCAGGGCGCTTATTTGTCTAGTGGTTCAAGAAACGTACCTATGGCAGCTTGGGCTATGGGTAGAGTCAACAGTTATATGAGAGGGGATAAAGCTAGAACAGCAGATTCTGCAATCTATTCAAGGTACAATAAAAGAAGATGAAACTAACAACAAGGCAAAAAAATACTCTAGCCAAACACCAAAAAGCGCATGGTCATACCAAGGCGCACATGGATTTTATGAAGCGCAAAATGAGAGAGGGAGTTTCATTTACAGAGGCTCATAGATTAGCAATGAGAAGGAAGGGCAAATGAGTGACCCTAGACTTAAAAGGTTTGGACTATCTGGTTACAACAAACCCAAGAGAACACCATCACACCCTACAAAGTCTCATGTTGTACTAGCGAAAGAAGGGGATAAGATCAAATTAATTAGGTTTGGTATGCAGGGTGCTAAAACTAAACCACCTAGGAAGGGAGAATCAGACGCAGATAAGGCTAAACGTAAAAGTTTTAAGGCTAGACACGCTAAAAATATTGCCAAAGGTAAAATGTCAGCGGCTTTTTGGGCAGACCGCACGAAGTGGAGCTAGTATTGTGAATAATTGTAAATTTTTTATTTATGGCTGACGAACCAATCAAACCTAATCCACCTGTAGATACAGCGGCGTTAATGGCAGAAGTTGAAGCACTCAGAAAAAGCAACAGAGAAATTTTAGACGATTACAAAAAAGCAAAGGAGGCGGCAAAAGCTGTACCACCAGATGTTGATGTAGATGCACTAATTGCTTTCAAACAGCAAAAAGAAAAAGAGGAACTAGAGGCTAAAGGCAGATATGATGAAGCTATTGCAAAGCAAGCTCAACAGTACCGAGAGGCTGAAGAGGCTAAGAACAAAAGAATACAAGAGCTAGAAAGCAGACAGAGACAACTTGAGGTTGAAGCTCCCGCAGTTACAGCACTAGCTGATGTTGTTCACGACCCGCAATATGTTTTGTCTCGTATTGACAAAGACCAACTAGCTAGAGAGACAGATGGAACTGTTGTTGTAGTTGATGGCTATAACAGAACACCTGTAAAAGAGTGGGCGATGTCTAAAATGCCAGCTTGGGTACAG